CGGGGATCTCAAGGCGGTTCCATTCCGTTGCGCCGCCTGTGAGTTGTGGAAAAGTGCCTGTGGCGATTGTCTGCCAGCCTGTGGCGAGCGGTGCGCCGTTATGGTCGGTGACGCGGGCAAGGATGGTGTAGGTGGTCGCGCCTGCGTTCGCTTCTCGGAAGTAGAACCAGATGAGTTTGCGGTACTGTCCGCACCCATCGAGCGTGGGCAGTTCGGGGTTGCCTGTGGCGCCGAACAGGTCGCGTTCGCCTGTGGGAAAGAGGTTCGTTGTGGCAACAAGCAGCGTGTCGACGAACCGTCTCGTGTCGCGCACGGGCAGCGGCGTCGACGGTGAGACGGTCTCTTTGGTACGCTGGTCATCGCGTGAATACTCTATCGTCATGGCGTCAAATTATACGCAGGGGTTGCCGTATAATTGGGCGATGAACGCGGCACTGGATGGTAGACTCGTCGTGGCGATTGCGTTCGCGACAGCGATGCTGACGCATCCGTTAATCGCGAACCCGATAGTTATCTACGCGACACTTGCGATGATTGATGTCGTTGCGGGGCTCATCTACTTCGGCGCACGCCGTCGACTCCGCAGCCGCTCGTATACCGACGGCATGTTGCGCAAGTCGATGATCCTGCTCTTTCTCGCCGCGCTCGCATGGCTGGAGAAGTTTGTAGTGCGCATCGAGGGCGTTGCAACCGCGGCGTGCATCTTCTATAGCATTGGTGAACTGCTGAGTATCACCGAGAAGATGGCGCTGCTCGGCGCGCCTGTACCCAAATGGCTGCGCGACCGACTCTCGGAATACCAAGAATCGCGAGGTGAACGAACCGATGACCGTACTGATTGACCCCGGCCACGGCGGGAAAGACCCTGGCGCGATTGCGACGCTCGACGGCGTCGAATACCGCGAGGCGAATATCGCCTACGCCTACGCACGCACGCTCAAGCACTACCTCGTTCTGGGCGGACATTCCGCCGACTACACGCGCGGTGAAGATGCTGGGAAACCCATCCCGATGCGCGTCGCGATGTCGCTGCTCAAGCGGTACGATGCATGTATTAGCATCCACCTCAACGCGGGCGGCGGCACAGGCTGGGAAATCTGGTACAGAGACGAGGACGACCGACAACTCGCACAGGCGATTACCGCCGCGATCCGCGAGCAACCGCTCCTGTCCAAGCTCCGAGAGCGCGGGCTCAAACACGAATCCACATGGCATAAGGGCAAACGCATGGGTATACTCTCCATGCGCTGCCCTGTCGTGCTGATCGAAATCGGGTTCATCGATACACCAGCCGACCTCAGACTGCTCCTGCAGCGCGAGGTGCGAATCGCCTATGCCAAAGCCATCATCGAAGGCATCGAAGCGTTCAAAGCGACTTGAACCGCCGTTCAACTATTTCGGCGGGAAACGGCTCATCGCTCCCATCGTCTGGGAGCTGATAGGCAACCCGCAGACCTATATCGAGCCGTTCGCGGGCGGGCTCGCCGTGCTGCTCGCGCGACCCATGCCTCTCGCCGCGAATGTGCATGAGATCGTCAACGACATCGACGGGACAATCGTCAACATCTGGCGGAGCATCCGACAAGACCCCGAAACGCTCGCGGTATGGCTCGACCGTCCTTCTGCAGAAGCCGACCTCATCGCAGCGCATAACTACCTCGTCGAGAACAAGGAGCGCATCGAACAGCTCGTTAAGAGCCACCCTGACGCGTGCGACCCGCTTGCAGCAGCATACCACCTATACTACCTCAGATACAAGGCTGGCGATACTCGATTGCAGGGAACTCTCCATGCAGCTAAACCCCAGCCCCTGGTCAACCGACGCAATTACCAGCTGGTGCTGGTGCGCGATTACGACCTGCGCCGTGCGATCTTTGACAAGCGCGGCGCGGCGCAGCTCTACGCTATAGCAAGGCGACTACGCTATGTGCGTATCCTCTGCGGTGATTGGTCGCGATGCTTCACAGGCTACTACTGGCGCGGTAGAGAATCGTCGGGCTCCCAACTCACTGTCGGCGTCTACATGGATCCGCCGTATGCTACCACCGACCGCGCCGATTTGTATATGCACGAATCTCGCGAAGTCGCCTACGAGGCGATGGAGTGGTGTCTCCAGCACGCGCACGAGCCGTGGATGCGCATCGTGTTCTCCTCGTATGACGAGTTCCTGAAGCCGCCGTGGTGCGAACGGCTCGCCGCAGACGGATGGCGCATCATCAACTGGAAAACAGGCGGCGGATATTCGTCATTAAGCAAGCATAAGGTCAATCTCAACCCGATGCGCGAGGTACTCTACATCTCGCCGAACTGCAGACCGCATCCGCAGGCGGTCTTGCTTGCAGACTTGCTCGGATAGACATGTTCGCGGGTCGCGTCGGCAGCTGGGAGCGACTACAGTACCGCGTGCGGATAGAGCCTAACATGCAGGGCACGGACGGCGAGGGTGTTAGCGGCGTGCTGACCGTGCCGTTCGCCCCCAACTTATCCACGCTTGCGGAGTACCTCAAGCTCACCCTCGCGCTCTCCGTGAGCGGCACCACCACCTCGCGCATCGCAATTGTGCAACTCGGCTCGCTCACTTGGACGCGCACGGATACGGCGACCATCACAGCGCACGAGCTGATTGTCGAGTTCTGGGAGCCCCGCTGGTACAACTCGCCGCTCATAGACGGCACGCCCGCGTGGGAATTCAGATGGTCGGATTTGCGCATCTACATCAACGGCGTCGAGGTCACGCACACGCTTCCCACGACGGGCAGCGTGCGGAACGATACCTACTACGCGCCTGCGGGGCTGCCCATGAGCATGGCGCGATTGCACGCTACCGCCACAGCGGGCAGCGGGATTGGCGGCACGGGCGGGCCGTGCCAAGCGTGGGCGTTTACTGCCGAGTCGAGCGTGCGCGTCGTGGGCGGCTGGCGCATCCGAGTGCATGGCGCAAGCGATTGGACAGCGTATCCCATCCGCGCTATCCGCCAGCCGCTGCTTAGCAACCCGTGCGGGGAGACGCCTCCAGCGCCCGAACTGGGCGGGAGCGACACTTGGAGCGCGGTCGTATTCGCGGAGCAGCACACATCCGCAAGCAACGCAGCGATTGGGAATGTGACCTGTCGTTGCCCGTGCCCTGACCCCAATGGCAACATCGTCACCATATCGCTCCCCGCCTACCGCCAGACCTCCACCACGCGCGAGCGTGCGACAAGCCTGTGGATTGTGCCCGAACTGCCGCGCGAGTTCGTGCCCATCGGCGAGAACCTCACGCACGAGTACCTGATGTACCGCGCCAAGTTTCCAGAGGTGCGTGTCGCGCGGTACGCGAGTGGTGTGCGCACGGAGTATAACTGCGACACGGGCAACACGACGCCGTGCAGCAGCACGCTCAGCGAACCCGTCCTGCTCCATCCCCAGCGCGACGAGCTGCTCTATGTGCATGACGGCGGCGCGGGGAACCCACTCAACGAGCCGATGGGTGAGCCGCTGCACTGCCCATACACGCTCGGCATCACGCTCACCCGCGCCGTGACGCACTATATTTGCCCGTCGGGGCCGACGGAATGTCCCGCATGCCCGCCTGAACACCAGGGCAGCACCGAGCCGTGCTGCTACACTGTCACCAACAGCACCGTGAATTACACCGAGTCGCACATCACCGAAGTCAACGCGAACTGCCACCCGTACTATCGCCACGACAACCTGCCCGCCCGCTACTGGAACACGCACGCCGCGCCGATGTGGTCGTACATCTGCTGGATGCAAAACTGGGGATTAGACCGCAACGGGGACGGGGTAGCGGAGCCGACGCCTGTGGCTGACTATTGGCGTCCGCATCAGTGCCAGCACATCGAGCATCCCGCGCTGCCAAGCACTATCCGCAGCAGGCGGCGGAGCTACTTACTGCTCGACGCGCTCGCGCACGCCACATGGAGCGCGTGGATATATGACCTGTTCGGCGTGCCGAGCGGCTGGGTCGGCAGTGTGCGCCCTGCGCTCGTCGATTGGCTCCCGCCGAGCGAACTGCAGCTCACATCCGACTCCGAACCGCGCTGGAGCGCCACGGGCGCGACGCTGGCGTTTACCGCGCTCGGCGTTTCGGTCACGCCAACCAGCACCACGCACACGCTGGAGTTTACGCTCGCCGATTGGGGCGCTGAGCCGTACCTGTACCCAGCGGTTGCTGACCGCGTGCGTATCTGGCTGCCTGACACCGCCTATACCAGCATCGCCATCCAGATCGTGAGCGCGGAGAACGAAACCGTCACGATTGCCACCACGCGCGGCACGCATCCCATCCCGCACGGCAGCGATACCAAGTACGCAGGCACATGGCGCAGGCAGTACGCCGCGCTTGCAGCGGGCTACTCCGAACTCGGCAGCGACTGGGACGCCGACGGAGTGAGCAACGCCACATTCGCAGATGCCAGACGCGCGACGCTCTGGCAACTGCTTGGGGCACGCGCAGGCGCACGGCTGCGCATCACCATCACACAAACCACACCGACGCCGTATGTGATGGACTACCCCATCTTTTACCGCGACGGCGTCACGGACGCGATTGCCACCGATAACGGAGCGCATACTTACCCGCATGTGCGCGGCGACCAGACGCTGAACTGGGGGCTGCTCGCGTACCCGATTGCGAGCAACACGCCGAGCGTGCGGCCCACTCACCAGCCCATGACGCTCTACGACGCCGCCGCGCTCTACCGACAGCTTGAACGCGGAATGGGCGCCAGCGCCACCATCGACATCATCGACCAGATACGGGCGTGGGGGATCGATGATGTCGAGACGGGCGGTCATCCCGCAGGCGTGCCGCGTGTCAGGCAGATGTGCCGCGCCGTGATGTTGCCGTACCACCAGCATCTCGCGCTGTGGCTGATTAACGACCTGCGCGAGTGCCCCGCGCTCCCAACACTGCCGACGCGCCGATTACGACTTACGCCGCTTGGATTTAGCGGCGACTGGGGGCAGTGGTGCTACTTCGTCGCGCCCAGCCGACGCTACTATCTCCATCCCGACGAGAACGCGCATCTCTGGGAGATTGAGGGCACTACAGAGACACAGCGCACGGCGACCGACCGAACTGTCGGACGCTACCTCATCACGCAGCACGACATGTCCGTCGACGGCACGGAGACGATGCAACACTCCACCAAGCAGTGGCGCATCCGTGTCGGCACGCGCACGCTCGCACGCACCACGCCCTTCTTCTCGCACGCATGCGTCTCCGCAACCGTACAGACCACGCCATCGCTGGCTATCCCGCTCGTCGTGTCGCAACTGCGCGACCGACTCTACTTCGCGCTGCAACCCAACACGCTCGAATTCGTCGCGCTACCCTTGCTCAGGCAGCGCACACCACGCAACACGCCGAGACCGCTCCACGCGCTCGAAACGAACGACCGTACCGACCTCCCGCAACTCCTCATCGGATACCAGCACGATACCAGCGTCACGCTCGCTATCCTGCCCGCCGACGGTACAATCACAGAGGTCTGGACGATGAGCGGGAAGCGAATCCTCATACAGACTTGGGGCGAGGAGTACGCCATCTACGCATGGATACTCGGACAGGACGACCGCGTGCGCGTGCGAGTCTCACGCGACCACGCACGCACATGGACAAACCCAACCGACTGCACGCTCGACGGTAATCCCTTCAACGCCGACGACCTCGGCGACTGCACGCTCGACCGCAGACACCGCGTGCTATACCTCACCTACAAACGCAACGCGACCGTCGCTATCGCACGCTCTACTGACGGCATCAACTGGGAGACCTGCCTCACATAGATAAGGGTGACAAATTGTCACCCTTATCGACTGGGCGCAGGGTATAATCTGCGCACCACAGCTGGTGTCCTATGGGAGGCGTCACGACGCGCGACTCCACTTCCTACCGTACAATTCTAACGATGGCGAACCGCAAGCAAGGACGATGGCTCAGCGGCGACGAACTCGTCGAGGCGCTCAAGCGTGAGCTGGACGGGCGCGAGGTGACCGATGAACTCGCGAAACCCCGCACGCCGCAATACACCTTGCGCATCCCGCGCAAGCGTGCTAACCAGCCGAAGCCCGCGAAGAAGCCGAACACCGGCCAGAAACGACTCGACATATAGTCATTCGCTCGCAAAGGCTAACGCGCGGCGTATAATTCAGCGATGGCTACCCGACGCAAGCGCACGGTAAACGAGCCGCAGGCGACTGCGAACGAACCGCAGACGGCGGTGCAACCTGCAGCGGATGGAATCGTGGCGACGGAGTGCGAGATTGTCGACGGCTACGAGAGCGTGCGACGACTCGTCACGCCAAACGGCGTCTACTACGGCATACCCGACCCGCAGGACGGCAACTGTTACCGCTGTCTCCGCGAGGACGAATGGAACGCCTTCCAGCGCATCCTCGACGACCTCGCCAGCTTCCTGACCATCTCGCGCGAGCTGGCGTTCCGTTGCCGCGTGACGGATTTCGGCGGTGTTGTCACGGTTCGTCTTGGCGAGGGAGGTGACGACTAATGCCCGTACTCTACATCCCGCACGGTAGACGCGCCGTACTCGGCATCGCGCAGACGCTTGACCCGTCTTCGCCTCCAGCGGATGGCAACTACACGCCGTATCCGCTCGTTGGCGCAGCGGTCATGCGACGGCGCAACCTCATCGTTCCGCCCATCCACTCGCGCGACTGGGCGTTCCTGTTCAGCGACGGCGTGCAGTTCGCACAGATTCAGCTGCGCATCCTCTGCATGCGCCACTCGACTGGATTCGGAATCGGGATGGACGCGACGCTCCTCGATTGGATTATGGCTCGCAAAGCCGACGGCGACTCCTATGCCGCGTCTATCCGCATCTATGACGGCAACGCGACCTACCAGTTCCACGGCTGCAAGGTGCAGACGGCGCAGATGACCATCACGAAGGGCGACCTCATCGTCTGGAACATCGTCGCGCAAGCGCCGAACATCGGCGCACAGCTCAGCTCGAACCCGTCCCAGCTTGTCTATCCCCAGTTCGCCGAGACGCCGCTCACATGGCGCGATGTGCTGTTCGTCTCGGGCGGCGACATCGACCTCCAGCCCATCTACAGCTTCGAGTTCTCTGTCGCCAACAATCTCGTGATGAACGCGCCCATCGCCGAAGGCACCGCCAACTTCGGCACGGAGCTGGCGCGATGGGACGGCGGACAGATGCAAGCCTCGGCGACCATCACGCTCCAGTATTACCGCGACGACCAGCTCGCCAGTCTCTACAACCCGAACGGGTTCGACTTCGGCGTCCGATTCAGCACGCCGAGCAACCGATTCATCCGATTCCCGAAGCTCGTCGCAGAGAACCCCGTCGACCTGCCCGTCAACTACGGCCCGATGTTCAAACAAGTCCAGTGCGTCGCGCTGGGCACGCCCGTTTCGGGACAGACGGGCACTCCGCCGATATACCATGCGACCTCGTAGATGGAACGCGAGCGTGAACTAACCTTCAACATTCGGATGGACGGACTTGAGAAGCTCAAGTCCGAACTCGAATCGCTCGTACAAACGCTCCAATCGCTCCTGCCCAGCGTGCCCGCGCCGCCGACGGGCTGGGGCGTCACGCCGTCGGGAATCGCTGTGCCCCCGTCAGCCACCTCCATCCCGTCGAGTCTCCCAGTAGCCCAGCAAGCGCACGCGCTGGGCATGCAAGCCACGCAACAGAACCGACCACCCACGCCGCCACCCAACCCTGCGCAGACAATCCATCACGCGACGCAACCGTATGCGCAGGCGGCTCAGCAATTCGCGCAGGCGCAGCAGCAGGCACAGCAGGTACAGCAGGCGCAACAGCAGGCGCAACAGGCGCAACAGCAGGCGCAACAGGCGCAACAGCAGGCGCAACAGGCGCAACAGCAGGCGCAACAGGCGCAACAGCAGGCGCAACAGGCGCAACAGCAGGCGCAACAGGCGCAACAGCAGGCAGCCACGCCCCCGACTGATCTATACGAACAGGTAGTCACGATGCTTCGGAACATCGCGAATATCGGGTACGCAGGCGGGCGTATGGGACTCGGCACTTGGGCGATGGGACAGGTCGCGTCTGGAATTGCTACTGCGCTGCAATCCATCCCCGCGCTCGGACTCGCGCTCAATCCCGCCACGATGGCAGCCGCCGTGGCGATGTTCCTTCTCTCCCCGTCGCTCAACGCCGTCGGACGCAACACTGGCGCGGAGATGATGGCGGGCGTCACAGGGCAAGGCGGCACCACGCTCAGTAGCATCTTCTACGATGCCATCACTGCGAACCCCATCTTCCGCGTGCTGTCGTGGATACCGTTCTTCGGCCCCCAGATGGAAGCCGCCGTGCAGGGACACGCGCGGTTCCTGCGTGCCTACGAGTCGCAACTCGTCGCCGCGCTCATCACGCAACAGCGACCGCTCATGACGCTTCCGCTCGCAGGCATAGGCCCCGCGCTCGGTATCTGGGGCGCGAGCGTCGACCTGCTGGGGTTCTCACCCTACTACAGCGCCGTCGAACTCCAACGCGCCGCCGACCTCATGCTGCGCGGGTTCCGATTCCAACAGGGATTCGAAGTGCGCGGCGGACTGGTGCCCGAATTCGTAACCCGCACGCTCAGAGGCGAACTCGACTTCTTCACCCTGAGCGACGCGGAACTCACATCGCTACTCCAAGCGCCGACAAGCATGCGCCTGAGGCGGCATCGCATCGGCGCCGAAATCGACATCCCCGAACTACGCGGCTATCGGTACATCGAGCAACTGCTCGATACGGGCTATGTGCCCGAAACACCCATCGTCACGCCCACAGCCGTCGGACGCGCCTTTCCAAGCATGCCCGCTAACATCCTCGAATTCACGGGCATGCTCCGACACACGCTGTTGCAGCGGTTCCCGCTGCTCGGCGGCGTGGTCAACCCCATCGTCGAGCAGGTACTCGACGAACTCGTCACGGCGGTCAACACGCCTGTCATGATGCAGCTCTTCGGCGCGGGCGCGGTCAACAGCTGGGATTACGCGCTCATGATGCTCGCGCTGCAGGGCGACCCGCGACTGGTCTCGCTCCAGTTCGCCACAGCGCCCGACGGGCGGAGCCTCCGCGACATCGCGTGGGAGATGTTCTACCTCCAGCGCGGGCAGCAGCTCGCAGGCGTCGAGACCGCACGCGCACAGATCCTGCTCGCGCAAGCCCAGCGATTCGGCACCATCCGTGATACGACTGCGGCGTTCACGCGCCTGTACGAGGCGACAGAAACCGAAGCGCGGCTCATCAATCGGCGCATCGCGAACATAGGCATGTATGCGCCTGCGCTGATGGACACGCCCGAGTTCAGGCAACTGCTCGTCACGGCGGAGCAGCTCGCGCTTCGCCTGCGCGAAATCGCGGTGTCGATGGCGCAGTTCCGCGTGCAGGTCACGGAGACAACCAGCGCGTTAGCGACCGTGCAGGCGGAGTACGGGCTCGTCATCGCGCGACGCGGCACAGCGGATACTGTCGGGGGCGCGATGCTCACACGCGCTGAGACCCTTGTGCGCACGACCGACGCGCGAATCGCGGCGCTCCGCGAGCTTCAAGCGCAGGTCGGCGAGGTCGAAGCGATGCAAATCGAGACGCAAATCCAACAGCTTGAACTCCAGCGCATCGCGGGTCTCGAATCGATGGCGACCCCGCCGCCCACGCAGGAATGGCTCCGACGACGCGCCGCGACGCAAGCGATACTGACCACCGCGCAGACCACCTTCGCACAGTTCGCCGACATCCGCGCCCTCTACGAATCGCTCATGCGCCAGACGGGCGAGCGGCTCCGCGCGATGGCGACGCATCGAGAGCGCATGCGCGAGCGCGGACTGTGGACAGAGGAGATGGAGACCCGATGGCGACAGGAGGCGATGCAACAGGTCATCGAACTCGCGCAGTACCAGCAAGCCTACGAGAACCGCTGGCTCGACCGACTCGTCGCGCAGGTCTGGAACGCGCCCGCACGCATGGACGCCGTCGCGGCATGGTTCACACGGCGCGAGGCGAGCCTGTTCTACGACATCGTGCCGTGGGCGTTCGGCGGCACGCGCGAACGCGCCCAGTGGATGCGCGAGACCGTGCCGATGATGTACCGCACGCTCATCGGCAGACTCGGCACGCAAGAGGGATTCATCGAGACCGCTATGGCAGCCCTCATGGCGGGCGCACAGAACGCCTTCAGCGGCGACCTGCGCATCCAAATCGTCGTCGAAGATTCGGGCAACCGACTCATCGACGCGCAGCAGGTACATCTGAACCTGAATAACCAGACGCGAGCGGTCGAATCCGTGACCGTCACCGTGCCTGTGCCGACGCAATAGCCATGCGAGTACGCGCTGCAGCCCAGTGTGTGATTGACCTGCCACGCGCGGTCTGGGACTACTATCCCTACCCACGACTGCGCTGGACGGACTTCCCCGCGCGGGGCAGCGCGTGGCGGTACGATGAGTCCGACGCGGGCATCGTCATCGAGCCGATTATCGACGCCGTGCGCCTGCGCGAGCATGAACTGCCGACGGAACTGCTCGCATCGCATCGTACCACGCCCGAAGACATCACCGCGCCGACGCTGCAAGTCAGCCACTCCGTGACCCCGACGCTGGTCTCGTCGAATGTGCCAGGCGTCGGCAAGGTCTGGGAATACACGCTCGGCGGGCAGAAGTACCTGCACTGGTACGAGCGCATGACGCCCCATACGGCGTATGCGGTACTCTGTGAACGCGCGGAGCATATCCCCGCCGACAGCGGCGACGACCGCTGGCTGGACGCCCAGCTCGCACGACGCGGATACATCATCCGCTGGCGCATGGAGCCGTACACGGCGACGAACGAGTCGCGCCCTGGCATCCGAATCGCGCTCGGACTCCGCGATTCGGACGAGGCGACCGAGTATCTCTGGTACGCCTTGCAGTTCACGCCGAGCCGTGCGCCCGAGCTGCTCGTGACCCGCGCGACGCTCGCCGACATGCGCACGCTCACCAACATCACATGGACACCGCTCCGCTCGCTCCGCATCGACGGCATGGACGCCGAACTCGCCCAGACGCTGGATACCTACCGCGAGGAGCCGCGACCCGCCAGCCTCATGCACGGGCTGCGCGTCATCGTTCTCGGCGGACGACTGCACATCGACCTCGAAGGTCTGCAAGCCCCGCTGGTCATCCCGCTGGTTCGCCCGCCCGCGTTCAGCGACTACGCCGAAGACCCGTCCGACCCGCTCCCGCCGTACCAGCCGACGCCTATCCCGCCCGATCGGCTCATCGAGGTCGTGCATATCCGCTGGTGGCGCTGGCGCAGCATCATGCTCGCTCTTAGCCCCATGTGGTTCGACGCCGTCGGCGAGATCGAGGGCGGCGAGCAGCAGGTCGGGTTCGTGCCCACCTCCGAGCCCGACATCAAGGATGTGCGCTACGCCGTGCCGAAGCCGCCGAATACCGACGCGAGCGTCACCATCGAGGACATCCCCACCCTGCGGTACAAGCTCACCCTGCGCCACACGGACTCCACGCAACACCGCACCGTCGGCAACCGCACCGTTGCGCCCGACACGCCCATCGTGCGCTGCGTCGACTTCGGGTTCGACCCGACGCCCCAGCGCGACCTGTCCGACCCGTCGCTGGCACAACCGCAGGAGATAACCGTCGCGTGGCAGTTCGACATCGCGCGATTGCAGATACGCTCGCAGGCGCAACTGGTCTACCTCGACCCCGACGGGTACTGGGCGAACTGGAACCAGCAGGTGGGACAACGCGCGATTCGTATCCAGCTCGCACGGTACGCGCACGATGTCGTCGGCGGAAGCGATGTGCTGCTCCCGCCCCCGTACACCATCCCGCTCACGACCGTATTCACGGGCTACATGCATCGGAGCGGTACGGTCAGCACGGGACAGGGTGGCGTGCAGCAGTTCGTCGTGCAGTGCGTCGACCGCGTCGCGCAACTGGAGCAACCGCGCTGGTGGCTCGCGTGGATGGACGGGTGGAACAGCTACTATGCGATGGCGTACCTCGCAGGACTCGGCGGGATCGCAACCGACGACCTGCTCTTCGCAGACCTCGTGCCCAGCACGCCGTATGATGAGGTTCCTGCGCCCGAGCCCGCATGGTTCCTGCCCGTCGGCGCGGCTGGTACACCGCTCACACGGTTCACAGGCGTCCCGCTCTGGGAGGTGATGGGACGCATCGCGAAGACCATCGGGTTCCTGCTCTACTTCAACCAGCACGGCAAACTCGCCTTCCATAAGTTTCGCGGGCTGGAGACGCCCCCAACCGACGACTTCGTCTATACCGAGCAAGAGGCGACCGTCTCGCTCCAGCGCGACCTCAGCGATGTGCGCAACACGGTCACCATCATCGGCGTCGACGCCTACGCCCCGCTCCAGCTACCCATCGTCTCGCATCGCGTCGACACCGCCAGCATGAACAACCCGAACGCGCCGAACTACATCGGCTACCCACAACCGTTTGTCTGGGCGGACTCGCAGTTCGCACGGCTGGAGTTCGCAAGCGCCGCCGCCGACACCATCTTCCAGCTCTTCCGTCAGCCGAACGAGGTAATCACCATGCGCGTGCCGCTCACGCCGAACCTGTTCCCTGGCGCGGGCGTGCGATTCGTCTCGCGCAATAACAGGTTCGGTATCAACAACAAGCGATACTTGGTGACCAGCGTACAGCATCGCGTCTGGGGCGGGTCGCACGGCGAGACGACGCTCACCGCGCGGTACTTCGGAGATAGCGTATAATTGATCGCTATGGAGAAGACGAAGCACATCCACATCGGCTCATCGCACCCGAAGGGCGGAACCGACAAGTACGGCAAGTATTCGCTCGGCAACTGCCACCACGAGGCAACTACTGTGCCCACGCGGCGCGGTATGCAAGCCTCGTTCCAGCGACGCAGGACGCCGAAATCGACGCTACGCATGCGACGAACGCGATAGGAGACGCGCGATGACGGTCAGCCCACAGGTAGAGGTCGTACCTATCGACTCCGTTCGCCCGCACCCGAAGAACACGCGCCGTCATCCGCAGGAGCAGATTGAGCTGATTAAGAACTCGCTGCGCGAGTTCGGTCAGTACCGTCCGATTGTCGTGCATGCGGGCACGGATTACATCCTTGCGGGCAACGGCGTCTACGAAGCGGCGCGCCAGCTCGGCTGGGAGACGATCCGCATCGTGCGCGTCGAGTGCGACGAGACCCATGCGCTCGCGATACTCATGGCGGATAACCGCCTCGCGGAACTCAGCTGGTGGGACTACGAATCGATGGCTGCCATCCCCGAACTCCAGCCCGTGCTGGAGATGCCCGTGTTCGACGAATCGTTCGTGCGCATGATTGAAATCGAGCTGGACGCCATTCTCGAAGCGCAGGCGAACGCCGTGATGCGAGATGAGTTCCTGCCTGTTGACCGCGCGGAGCGCGGAGTGACTGTCGTGCGCAATCCTGCCGCGGCGGCAATCATCCGTACCGTGATGGTCGCCGTGTCGCGCGACGATGACATGCTCGCGCGTCAGCTCCATGCGCATCTGCGCGAGGTAGACTCTGAATATGCCGAGAACACCGAACCCGAAGAGTACGACGGGCGCCTCTTCCTCGCACTCCTCCGCCGTACAGAATCTCCTGCTGGAACCGATTGAGGGCGAGCCAACACGGGCGTACCGCGCGTTCTGCCACTACGCCACGATCGCTCGCTCCATGCGTCAAGCGGCGGCTGCCGTCAACGCATCGCTTCCGACCGTCGCGCGATGGGCGCGGAAGTACCGCTGGCGCGAACGCATCATCGAATACGAACAGCGCATTCAGGAGCAGATTAACAACATCCGCTTGCACTATGCGCTCCATCTGACTCCGCTGGCGGCGCGAACGATTGAGCAGCTCCTGCGCGATGAGCAGACCCCGCCGAATGTTCGTGCGTCGTTGGCGATTGATGTGTTGCGTGGCGTCGGCGTGCTACGCGACGAGACGCGCGTCGAATGGACATCCAGCACGCCTGAGACGAACCCGCTCGTGCAGGCACTACGAGAGATCCGCAGTCAAGTAGAATTGTCCTCGCATGCTCGCAGCGTGGAATCGTCTCCCGCCGATAGAGTGGAAGCCGAAGCTTTACCAGCTGATGGACTTCCGGCCGCACGACGCGCAAGCGGAGATTCTCTATAGCCCCGCGCGGTTCCGCATCGTCGCGTGCGGACGACGGTTCGGCAAGACGACCGCTGCGTCTGCGGAAGCCGTTGCCCACGCGCTGCTGGGCGGACATGTCTGGGTCGTTGCGCCGACTTATGACCTCACGCGACCGCTCACCTACGCCGTCGAAGGGATCCTGCGCAACCTCTGTCTCAAGTCGGGACTGCAGTATAAGGACATCGTTGCGCGGCGTCGCTCCGTGCCCTACGAGATAGAGTTCACAACGGGCGGGATACTCCAGTCGCGCACGGCGGAGAACCCGCGCTCGCTGCAAGGACGCGCGATTGACCTGCTCGTCATCGACGAGGCGGCGACCATCCGCGAGGGGTTCATCTGGTCGCAGTACCTGCGTCCCATGCTGACCGACCGCGAAGGGCACGCGCTTGTCATCTCGACGCCGAAGCGCATGAACTGGTTCTGGGACTTATTCGTCGCAGGCAAAGACCCCGCGCAGCCGCTGTTCGCCGCGTTCCAGATGCCCACGCATCGCAACCCGTACATCCCGCGCGACGAGATTGAGCAGATGCTCGCCGAACTCGACGAGGATACCGCGCGACAGGAAGTCTATGCCGAGTTCCTGCCCGAAGGCGGGAGCGTGTTTCGGAACCTCACGCGCTGCCTGAACGCGGAGTGGCAGCCCGCGCCCATCGCAGGACACCAATACACCGTCGGGGTCGACCTCGCCAAGTACCGCGACTTCACCGTCATCGCCGTCATCGACGCCACGCGCAAGCACCTGTGCTATATGGAACGGTTCAACCTCATCGACTGGAACACGCAAGCGGAGCGCATCATGCAGGTCGCCCGCAGGTTCCACGCGCCGATATGCATCGACGCCACAGGCAACGACCACATGGCGGACACGCTCCTGCGCAACGGGCTGGCGGTCTACCCGTTCGTGTTCACGCCGATGAGCAAGCTCACGGTCGTCTCCAAGCTCGCGATGGGACTGGAATACGACGGGCTGCAGCTGCTCAACGACCCGATACTCATCGACGAGTTCACACGGTTCGAATACGAGCGCACAGACGCGGGACGGCTCCGCGTGAAGGCGCCCGAAGGGAAGCACGACGACATCGTGATAGCGGTCGCGCTCGCGTGGGAACTCGCTATCCCGTACACACGCTCGGTCGGATACCTGCCGATGGTCGATGACCGCTGGATGCGCAGCGTATAATTCCACGAGATGAACCGAATCCTATTGCGCACATCGATGCAGCGCCGTCGACGCGCACGCAAGCTGCTGCAGCACCTGTGGAACCGACGGTTCGTGCTGGCGGGCGTGGGCGTGCGCGTGTTCCACGATCCGGCCCAGACGCGACTCGCCATCGTCTGGGATTCCGTCGACAGCTCTAGCGATTGGCTCAACGCTGTTGCTGCGACGCAAGCCGAACTCACGACAGGACTCGGCTACACCGTGCGAGATTGGACATCGGGCAACTGGACGGCGCGCCTGTTCGCGCTGACGACTACAGGCGACTCCAACGACATTCCGCCCTCGCAGTTCCCGATTCTGCCCTAACGAACAGGTATGCATGCGACTGCGTTGCTTGAGCGTCTGCTGGTACGACTCAGCGAGAAGCCGTGGGACGCCATCATGGCGGCGTGTCCCGACTGTCGCTGGATTACGCTCAAGCCGCACGGGCCCGATCACCCCGACTACCGCCATGTGCTGATTAAGCCCACGACGACGGGTTTCCGTGTCGTCTGGGCGGGCAACGCGAATCTCATGCATCTGCGCGTGCATGTGACAGAGGGCGGTCGCCGTCGCGTGCGCGAACCGATGGATGAGTCGAAGCGCGAGGCGCTGAGGCAGCGCGTCTCCGAATCGTGGGCGCAGGAACGCGACAAGTACGCACAAGCCGCGGCGAAACTGCTCGGATACGACGCTGAGACGCTCAAGCAGACCGATGCAGATGACCTCGTGGCACATCTGCTTCGCGCCGTGCGGGTAGAGCGTACGCGACGCGAGCCTGAGAAACCGCAACGGGAACCGAAGCAGCCTGAGGCGGATGCGGAGACTCCGTCGGAGAAGTCGCAAGAGGACGAGGAGAAGCGCAAGCTCGCGCAGGCGGAGCGCATCCGTGAGGCGGCGGACAATATCGCGAAACGCGCACTGGAAGAACTCGGGCTCGCCATCGGCGTCGACATCAAGGATGTACCCGAAGACTTGGGTCAGCGTCTGCGCAACTTGAACGAGGAGCAGTTAGAGGCGCTCGGGCTGCTGACGAACGAGCTGCGCAGGCACAAGGCGCGGTATGAGCGTGTCATGCGCGAGACTGCGCCGATGGCGACCTCGGCGTCGATTCTGACGGGGCAGACTGTCGACGATGAAGAGCTTGAGTCGGCGGTAGCGCAGGCGTGGCAGCGTGCGCGGAACACGGCGGAGCTGGAGACTGCCGCGCGGCGCAACATCGCGTTCTGGAATGCGTTTGACAACGCGGGTCGCGGCGTGCATGCGCGGTACAACAAGGGCGCGGCGGAGGCGCTGGCGAACCTCACCTTGCGTCACGCAGGCGCGGCGGTACACCCCGCGCTGGTGCAACTGCTGGGCGTCGAAGGCGCTGCACACGCGGCAGCGATATACCTCGCACAGCAAGCGCCAGACATCGAGTCGCTGACACGCGACATCGAGCAGACGCATGCGGAGTCGGCGCTGCGCATGCCAGCGGAGACGCTCCGCCGAGCGGAAGAGGAAGCGGAGCGCACGCGCCAACTGATTGAAGACCTGCGCTCGCGCGATGCGCTCTCGGCTGCCTACGCGGGTCGACTCGCGGCGCGGAACACGCTGTACCGACAAGCCGTGCTGGGACAAGCCGCAGGATCGCTGGCGTTCACGGCAGCACTCGCCGACGCGCTCCGCAGAGGCACCTACAACGACGATGTGGTAGTGCAAGGCGTCGCGGATTCGTCTCGACTGAACGCTATCGCAAGGCGGATGGGACTCAAGGAAGGTGACTACTCCATCTCGCGCACGCAGGACGGACAGACGCGACTCGTCATCAAGCGCGATGCGGTCGCACAGCTCATGAGACGCGCGACGATGGAGTTCAAGTCGGACGAGGAGGCGAAGCGCATCAAACGACACGAGCTGACGCTCGACGAGGACTGGCGTCCCGACGGGATGGATCCGACCGTGAAACTGGGCGAGGAGCAACGCGCGGCGATAGAGTTCGCGATGAAGCGCAAGCGAGTCGTATGGGACTTGAAGGCGGGCATCGGGAAGTCGCTCTCGTCGATTGCGCTGGGCAAGCACCTGCTCGACACAGGACAGGTCGACGCGGTTATCATGATGGTGCCGAGCAATCTGCGCGACACGATGCTGCACGAGCATCGCAAGTTCTTTGGGAACCGCATCCGTGTCGGCGTCGCGGGCGACCTCGCGCCTGAGAATCATGCGCTCGCCGACGCGCATGCAACGGGCGCAGAGGGGCGCCAGCGTCTCATTCGCGAGGGCGACGCGCAGTTCCTCATCGTGGGGCACGCCACCATCCGCAACGATGTCGACGCGATTATCGACCGTATCCGCAAGCACGACGGGCGCGTGCTGCTCGTACTCGACGAGGCGCACCAAGCGTTCACACCTGGCACGGGCGAAGCATCGCAGATTATGCAAGCGATGCAGAAGATTAGCGAGGCGACGAACGATAACACCTATATGGTCGCGATGACGGGCACGCCGATTCGCTCGCGCGTGAGTAATGTGCATCAGATGGTGAGCTGGGTCGAGCCGCGCATGATCCCCGAATCGAGCTTCCAGCTGGCGTTCGACGGGATCGGTCTCGGCGCGAGCGCGGTACACCACATCAAGGAGGAGAACCTGAACCGCGCCATCGACCCCATCGTCATCAGCGAGCATTACCAGCTGAATGTGAAGCGTCGCGATTTCGAGCATAGCGTTCCGCTCAGCACGCATCAGTTAGAGGAACTCCGTCGGATAACCGCTGCAGAGGACACGATACCTGCAGCGGAGCGCGATTACCAGCGTCTGCAGGCGATAGAGGACGGCGACCCTGAGCGCAACGCGCTGATTCAGCGTCTTCGGCAGGTGGTGGAGTCGGAGCATCAGCGCGACGACTTGCGCGAACTGCGCGACGCAGGTCACCATCCTGTCGGCATCGTGTTTGCGAACTACCTATCGGGCGTGCGCACGATTCAGCAGGCGTTTAAGCCAGGCGAGGTGCTGACCTACACGGGCGAGGATAACGGGGCGCGTCGTCAGCAGGTACGCGCGGCGGTGAATGAACGCGCGATTGTGTCGGGCGGACGCGTCATCTTCGACGGGGGGGAAGGCGTTGCAATCCGAGTGAACCCCAGCGGCAGCGTGCGCGTGCGACTCGACGACGGGCGCGAGGTGACCGTGCGTCCTGAGCAGAACCCGCGTTCGGGCGTCAAGCTCATCGCGGCGACCTCCGCTGGTAGCACGGGGCTCAACCTGCAAGGCGCGAACTACATCGTCCACTACGGGCTGCCGTTCACGAAGGCGGAACTCGACCAGCGGAACGCGCGTGCATTTCGCAAGGGGCAACGGTTCAGCGTACACACGCACACTATCGTCGCAGAGGTGCCGAAGGAGCATCTCCAGCAACGGCAACTGGAGCAGCAGCGTCGCGCGATGGAGTCGCTCAAGCCCGCAGGTCGACACCTGATGGACGATAGCGGTATACTCCTACGGCATAGCGGGGCGCAGCCGACATGATACGGAAACTGTTGCAGCAGTTCGCGAAGCCTGCACCGCCCGTGCAGGGTCAGCAGGCGCGAGTCGGTCAGAACCGACTCGGCGCGCCGTTAGCCGCGTTCTCGCCAGACGGGCGCATGCTGGCGTACCGTCTGGACGATGTCACCATCCGCGACCTCGACCGTCTGCGTCAAGACCCAGTGATACGCGCCTCGCTGCGCCTCATCAAGCTGCCCATCCTGCGCTGCGACTGGTACATCAACGCCGAGGACGAGCGCGTCGGAGCATTCCTTCAGTCCGTACTGGAGCCCCACATGTACGACCTGCTCTGGGCGCTCTGCACGGCGTTCGACTTCGGGGTCGCGTTCGTCGAGAAGGTGCTGGAGTTCCGCAAGGAGTACCGCACGACGCGCACGATGTCGACGACGCCCGCACGGCAGGAACTTCGCCTGCGCGATGTGTGGATACTCTCGCGCGTGGCACATCTCGACCCGTCCATCTACTGGGCGCTGGTGTATCCCACAGGCGAGTTCGCAGGCGTGCGACACCTCGTGACGCCGTTCGCACCCCAAGGCGAGATCATCGAAGAGGGACGGCTGATTCACTTCGCACTCGACGCCGAGTTCAACGAAGTGTACGGGAACCCGCTGATTAAGCCCGCGCTGCCGTTCTTCGAGCTGAAGCAACGCGCCCTGCAGGATATGGCGACCTACTACTCGACCTACGCCGTGCCGACGAAGAAGGGGTTCGCGCCCCCTGGCAAGACGCCCATCGGTACGACGGAATCGGGCGAACCCATCGTGGTGGATAACCTGCAGTACCTGAGCGAGCAGCTCGATAAGCTGGCAAACGCGCACTCCATCGTGCTACCGTCACTCTATGACGCGAACGGTCAGCGGATGTGGGAAGTCGAAGCGTTTGAGGTGCCGCCCGCTGTCGCCATCGAGAACTACATCCAGTTCCTTGACGAGCAGATGCGTCAAGCGATGCTGGTTCCCTCGCTGGCGACGATTCATCCGCTACGAGGCACCTACGCACTCGGTCAGTCGCAGATTGACCTCTTCCTGCAGAACGAGGATGCGTACCTGACGCAAATCGAGGCGGTGCTGAACAAGCAGCTGATTCCCGACTTGGTGCGCTATAACTTCGGGAGCGATGTAAAGGCGCGGATCGTGATGCGCATCGATCATGCGTACACGAAGCATCTGGTCGAATCGTTCGTGCAGCGGCTCGCGGCGGGTCAGCCTGTGACGACGGCGGATGGGGATGTGATTGTGCCCGACTGGGCGCTCATCGCCGAGGACGCGGGCGTGCCCGTGCGCACGCAAGCCGCGTCGGAGATGGACTACCTGCACGGAATCGCGTGGCAGGGCGGCAGGAATATGGACGGCAACGCGGAACGAAACGGCATGTCGGGAGGTGACGACGATGTGGACAGTGGAACGGATGCGGATTACCGTTCAACTCTGCCTTATCGAGAATCCGATGACGGGCGTTAGAACGGTCTGGCTGCGCGAGCATGAGTCCGAGAACCCGCCGCCGCCGTGGGAGGTGACCGAGTCGCGCGAGGTGCAGGTACGCGCGATTTCGTACATCGAGAGTCTGCGTGCGCAGGACGCTGCGACCGACATCGACGCTGCGACGGGTCAAGCGGTCATCTCAGCGAGTCGGTACATGTTAGAACTGCTGAAGACGGCGACGGGACTCGACGCGGATACGATTGCATCGCTCCCTAAACCCGTCGGCGAGAAGCTCGCGTCGATGGTAACGAGGCTATCCGACCCAAACCTGATATTGCCGAGCGTGCCCGCATCGAACTCCTCACCAGCGACAACCCCCAGCTCGCCATCAGCAGATTCGTAATTCTGTGGGAGTCAGGCGATGCGCGACTCGATTTGGAACATGCTCCTGCAGGATATGCTCGGCTATGCTTTGAGCTGCGGTCAATCTGGCGCGACCGACTGCGAAATCATCTTGCTAAGTTATCGCAGGCACGGGGTTCCGAGTCGGGTGACGCGGGGCTATAAGCGTCCGCAGGATGCACGCGCGTCGTATACCAAGCTGGAGCGAGCCTTCCGTAGGGAACTGTTGGAGCAGTGGGATAAGTACGAATCGGGTCAGATGACGCTGGAGGAGTTCGAGGGCTGGTTCGCCGTGCGTCAGCAGGAGACGCTGGTGCATGCGTTCGCGCTCGGTCTGGCAGGACGCGGGATTCGCGGCAAGACACGGTTCACGGACGACGAGCTGCGCTATCTGCACGGTCAATACTCGCAGCAGATGCGCTACTTTCATCGGTTCATGCGCGATGTGCGTGCGGGTCGCGGACGGATGCCGTACCGTCAGCGTCTGGAGCTGTATGGACGCGACTTGTACGGGGTCTTCATGACCGCATGGTTCGCCTACGGCGCAGACCGCTCGCATCGGTTCCTGTGGCATCTCTCGCACGATGCGGAACACTGCGAGGACTGCGTGCAACGCGCGACGGAATCGCGTGCGAAGGGCGGGTACACTTACGACGAACTCGTCACGCTGGGTCTGCCAGGCACAGGCAAGACGCGCTGCTTGAATAACTGTCGCTGCTGGATTGAGGAACTCACGACAGGTCAGAAGACGACGCCGAGGAGGTTACGACCGAAGCGATGACTCCGATAGCACCTGTACGGCAGTGGATTGTGGAACGGCTCGCGGAGTACGCGAGCTACTGCGAGGCGTTCGGGCTCGCGCGTCCGACGGTGTACGAATGGTATCCGTCGGAAGTGCCGTTCGACAGGTTCCCCATCGTGATGGTGGGTAAGCTGCAATCGTCGCTGGTCTCGCTGGCGCTCCCTGAACTGTTCGAGCAGCGCCATGTGTATAGCGTCGTCGGGGCGGTCTATTCGCCCGACCCGCGCGAGAGCATCCTGCAACAGGAGTGGTACGCCGACCTCTGGCTGGACTATGTGCATCAGCATCCGCATCGGTTTCGTATGCATGCGTCGGAGTTTTACACATCGGATACATGGACGCCGCAGGTCACGATGACGCCCGTCTACATACAGGAGCATCCGTTGCATGGGTGGTCGTGCGAGGTGATGGTGACGCGCATCGTGCGTGGCGGCACGCGAGGTGGTGGTTAGTGGTACTCTCGGTTGCGGAGCAGCGAGTGATTCGCCTCTGTCGGATTATCGGGTACGGTCATATTGACGCGCTGTATGTCTCGGACGGCGAGCCGTCGCATCTGGTGGGTGAACGCGCGATTGAGTGTCGCATCGATCCTGCGAAGGGCGACTCGCGCTGCGTGGAGCCGTTCGAACTGCAGGAGCCTGAGGCGAATATTGCACTCCATCCCAACGAGGAGCGACTCGTCCATCTGATACGCTCTATCCAGCGCGGGTTCATCCGAGTCGCGGTCAAGGACGGTATCCCCGTCAGCTGGAACTACTATCCCGACTTACCGTCGCGTGCGGAGCTGCGGAGCAAGGCGGTAGACGAGCTGATGCTCGACGCGAAATAGCGAATTTCGCCGTATAATTGGTCGATGTAGCAGGCGGTGCGCTTGCATCATGCGGGCGCACCGCCTGCTTCGTTTAGGGAGCGCAGAATGGTAGTCGTGACACTGTCGGATGCGGAAGCGGTCACGCGCGGGTCGCGTCCTGCGATTCGCGTGGAGGTGCTACGCACGGGCGAATGGCTGCACGAGATGGCGCCTGAAGGGCGGCTCGTCGTTACGGAACGCGAGCTGGACGAAATCGTGCGGAACTTCCGCGACGGGGTGTTCGGGTACGAGCTGCCCGTCAATCTGAACCACATGGACGATTCGACCGACGCGATCGGATGGGTCACGGCGCTGGAGCGTCAGGGCGAGTCGCTGTACGCGACGATTCGGCCGACCAGCGACGAGATTCTCGAACGCGTGCGTGATGGTCGTCTGCGGTTTGCCAGTGCGGAGCTGGTCGTGCGCGGTCGCGACCCTGAGACGCGTCGCGAGGTCACCGCACTCCGCGCGGTCGCTCTGACGAACCGACCGTACATCAAGCGCATGAACCCCGCACAGGTGGTCACGCTATCGGAACGCGCTCGAACCGCAACCTATCAGGGAGGCTACAACACGATGAATACGCAAGGAACCGTACCTCTGGACGAGATTCGCGATTTGCGAGTGCGTCTGTCGGAGCTTGAGGAGCGGCAGTGGGAATCGGACAGGGACTTGCTCCTGTCGGAGTACGAGCATACCGTTCCGCCGTCGATATTGCGTCTCGCGCGGTACATCTTCGACTCGCTGCGCGGTCGCGTGGTGACGCTGTCGGATGTGCGCTCCGAGATGCCCGAGTCGCGGGTTGTGCGTCTGAGCGAGAACGCGCCGTCGGACGCGCGAGTCCCCGTCGAGGACTTCGTACTCGCGATACTGGAAGAGGTCTCGCAGATGGTTCCGAATCGCCCGCGCGTGAACTTGTCGGAGCAACCGCTACGGTACACGCTACGCACGGGCGAGGAACGCACCACGCGCGAACTCATCGCACGCGCGGAGCGCATCGCCGCGAGTGAGGGCATCACCTACGGCGAGGCAATCAAACGCGCTGCACGCGAGATTTAGGGGGTGACATGAATGCAAGCACATAAGACCCATTTCACGACGACTTTTCGGTACTACGACTTCGATCGCACGCGTCGCGCCGCGATTGCGCGGTACACAGCGGTCATCCTGTGGGACGCGGGACACGGCTCGATTCCTGAACCTGGCATCAACCCCGAAGCGGGGCTAATCGTCTCCGCTGGGAACCCGACGCAGCACTGGGCGAATGTCGCGCAAGGCGCCACGCAGCAGTGGGCGCTGGTGCGACCCATCATCGGCGTCACGCTCCAGTTCGCACTGGACGGGAAAGAGGTAATGGTCGCACTGGACGGGATTACCCCGCTCATCGTGAACGCGCAGGTAAACGCGGGCGACTTGCTGTTCGCGGCGCTGGCAGGCGGCGACACGACGGCAGGGAACCGACTGCTGGTACGCTCGTCATCGCAGACGCCGTTCAGTCGCATCCCCGAACTCCGTCCGATTATCCACCCAGAGTTCGGACGCGACTACAACTTCCTCATTACCCCCGTGCGTGCGCTCGCGAACAGCGACCCAGCGTTTAACCGCACGGCTCACAACCAGCAGCAGCGGTTCTTCCCCATCGGCATCGCGCTGCGTTCGACGACCTCCGACGCAGCGACGAACCCGCAGGTCATCCCTGTCCGCCTGCTGACAGGCACCGTATTCGTGCAATAAGGAGGTAAGAAGATGGCAGTCGCACAAGCGCAACGAGTTCACTACGATGAGGTGCTGACGAATGTCAGCGTCAAGTACCGTCCCGAAGGGTACATCGCGGAGCGCATCTTCCCGACGATGCCTGTGAAGAAGGAAAGCGACTTGTTCTATGTGTACGACCTCTCCGCGTTTCGGTATGTCGACGACACGCGGCAGGACGGCGACACGGCGAAGCAGGCGTCGTTCGGATGGAAGGCAGACTGGTACATGTGCGAGCAGCACTCGCTGCGCGATATAATCACACCGCGCCAGCGTGAGAATGTGTCGGGGCCCATCGACTTGGAAGTCGACATGACGGAGCATCTGACCGACCTGTTGCTGCTCAACCGCGAGATCCGCGCGGCGCGTACCCTGCGCGACCCAGCAAACAACCTGCATGCGTTCACGCCGTCGACGGCGTGGGATAACTATACCGTCGCGTCGCCGAAGACCGACCTGATTAACGCGAGCAACCTCATCTTCACGGCGACGGGGCGTCGTCCGAATGTGGTCGTGATTCCTTCGACGATTGCGCGGCGGATGCTGGCAATCGAGGAGATCAAGGAAGAGCGACGCTATGTGACGGACTTGACCCAGAGCGGCCTCCCGCAGAATCTGTGGGGTCTGGAAGTGCTGGAAGCGGCGGCGCTCCAGCTCCCGACAGACCCGTTCGGCTCGCGCAGTCTCGACCCGCAGGAAATCACGCTGACCAGTCGGATGGATGAGATATGGGGACGCGATGTCTGGGTGGGCTATGTCGATAAGCCAGGTCTGCGTCGTCTGACCTACGGGGCGACCTTCGAGGCGCGTCAGCGGAATGTGCGCACCTACATCGATGTCGAACGCGACGGCGGCACATGGATCGAGGTGGACTGGATTTACACGCACAAGGTCATCGCACGCGCATGCGGGGTGCTAATCCAGAATGTGATGTCGGCAGCGTAAGCGTAGCGGGTGCGCTCTGATGCGGAGCGCACCCGCTACCATGCACTACAGGAGGATAACGATGCGAGTCTGGTGGGCGTCCGTACTGCTTAGCGAGCATGCAGCTAACCGCTCATACGAGCCGTTGGTGGAACGCGCTCGGAACGCGAAGAATCACATGGAACTCGGCGACGCACTGCTTGAACTGCACAAGCACGCCTACGAGCAGGACGACCCCGAACATCCCGTGCATAAACATCTGGACGACATTCTTCAGCACTACGCGAAGCATAACGAGAAGATGCTCAACGACGCGTTCCACTATCTGATAGGGAGCCACAGTGTCCGCTGGCAAGACGCGCATCGAACGACGCCGCACTTGAAGCATGTGTTCGGACTACTGGAGCGAACGCCGACGCTTCATGCGACGGTACATCTCGGTAAGTTCGCCGAGCATGGGAACTTAGATGCATTCGGATCAGCGCACGGGTGGCTCCTTCGTAATCCGCGCAAACACCATTACTTCGGCATGCACATCCTGCCTCACCTCAATCGCGAGCTGTCTCGCAGGCGCGTCTTTGTTAAGCCCTCGCATCCTTACCTGAAAATGATAAAGCAAGACTACGAAGATTTTGCTCGTAGGTACAGGGGGAGTGATGATTAGCCATGTCGTGGGTGACGCCAGCGCAGGTACGGTTCTATGTGCGCAATCTGGAGCCGATTGACGATTCCGTGTTGCAGGCGGCTATCGATGCTGCGGAGTCGTACATCCGTTCGCGTTTGGTACGGCTGTACCCGCGCATGATGGCGACGAACGAGCCTGCAAAACCGCCTATACCGACGATAGCGATGCAGTTGGCGGCGGCGCTGGTGGAGGCGCGAACGCTGGCGATAACCAACATCGGGGCGAGCATGAACCCCTACGCACAGCAGTTGTACCAGCAGGCGGAAGACGAGTTGCAGCGACTGGAACGGGGCTGGGCGCATGTGCTGGGCGAGTCGGTCGAATGGATGCTTCCAGTATTCGCGCCGCTGTCGCAGCCGACGCCCGTGCGGAGCGTTCGGAGTGTACGGCGCACGGGAAGCGGATGGTAATCTATGACGCGATGGCGGGAGATGCTCGTCGCTTTGGAGCGCGGTCATGAGACCTGCGAATATGAGCTGTTTGCGGAGTGTGTGCGCGACTGCGCGTTTGCGTGGTATCTCAAGGCGTACCATATCGAGACCGAAGAGGCGGAGTCGCTGGCGAACGAGGTCGCGGTCAAGCTGTGGGTAAACGCGCCGCGCATCCGCTTAGAGAGCGCAGAGCGGTACATCCGTCGCGCGATTGCGAACACGGGTCGTGAGTACCTGCGCAAGCGGAAGGAGATTGCATACAACGAGTGGGATATTATGTGTGCGATGCACGCTGAGGCGTCTGGTGATGCGCTGGAATGGACGGCGACTCTGGCAGTGATGTCGCCAGAGGAGCGTGAGGTGGCGGAACGGCTCGTGTCGGGTCAATCGCGCACGGATATAGGACGCGAGCTGGGCATGAGCAGTAGGTATCTTGACGCGGTCATCGAATCGATTCGTCGGAGGCTGAAAGAATGAAGCGACCGCCGATTGTGCAGGAGATTCTGCAGGTGGAGGACATCGACGCGCTGTTGGAGCGTGTCCGTGATGTTGGCGTCGCATGCGCCATGGCGCGTCTGGGCGATGCGGATCCGCGCGAGCTGCTGCAGCACCTGTTGGACTTAGCCGAGTCGTATCAGGGCGACCCCGACTCTTCGCCGTGGATGATACTGGTCGGTCTCATCGATGTGCTTGCGGATGAGGTGCGCAACAGCGACGCGCCGAGCGACACGGATTTGGTCTCACGAGTCGACGCGCTGGTTTCGTCTGCGTATACTCATCATGGAGCGTCTCATGCGAATCGTTACATCGAATCGGATTAATCGCAAGCGTCGCGTCTGGTGGCGCACGGTGCTGTTCTCGGAGCGGTACGAGTACCATCCGAGTATCCCGCACCATTCGGGGCTGCGTCAAGACCCGATGTCGCGTGGTCTGCACCCTGAGAAGCGAATGGTGCATCGCGAGGGCACGACCTTCCAGCAGACTTACTGGGTGCGCGGCGAGCGCGGCGAGCCGCTCGAAGCACGCAGGCAGAAGTCTTCACCTGCACCACCATCCATACCACCTCCTCCTTCCATGTCTCCTCCACAGGCGCCCGCGTCGTCGCACGACGCGGGCGCACCTCCAACGCCTACAGAGCTGGAAGTCGAACAGCTCCCTGAAGAGGTACGCGAGTCTCTGCGCAACGCCATCGACCGACTGAACCCGATGGAGCGCCAGATGATGCTCGCACATCTCGCCGTGCGTATCCACGAGAACGGGAACGCCGTCGGACACCCCGTGATGATGCTCTCCGCCCCTGGCGTGGGCAAGACCACGCTGTGGGAATCGATGATGAACATGAGCGACGCCATGTCGGAACAGGGCGCCGCGCCGTTCCGCACCCACATCGTGAATGTGCAATCGGCAGTCTACAACATTACCGAGCAGATGGGCGCACAAGCTATCGAGGAGGGCATGGTGCGGTTCATGTTCACGGCGGATTTGGAACACAAGATTCAGTATTGCAAGCAGCATGGCGTACCGCTGGTGCTGGTGTTCGACGAGGCGACGAAGGCGCCCCAGATTCTGCAGACGATGCTGTCGCTCATCACGAACGGCATCATCGCTGACCGTCGGCTGGGTGTTCCGTTCCGCATCGTGATGATCGGTAACCGCGCGGACTGGGAAGAAGAGATGGGCAAGATGCGCTCCTCGCTGGTTCCGTTCGCGGACAGGTTCCTCTACTATGTGACGACGCCGTCGGAAGAGGACGAGTATGTACGCGCGATTAAGTCGTTGTTTGAGCAGGAGGCGTCGCGCGAAGTGGAAGGTGCGGGTGAGCGTCTGCGTCGGTTCGTTCTGGATTATGACGAAGAGGCGGAGCGAGAAGCGGAAGAGGCGCGTCGGGCGCGTCAGGCATCGTCGCCTGAGCTGGCGGGCGCGGCGGGCGAGCTGGAACAGATGCGGGCGAAACTGGAGACGGGTCGTCCCGCACGCGAGGTGCTGCGCGAGCATCAAGGGCTGATGACGCTGCTGAAACTGATGTCGTCGCGCGGGCTACGCTCGGATCTCCGTGCGGAATGCGCAAAGACGAACTACCGCATCGCGAGTGCGCTCATAGACGCGATGCTATCAGGCGACCTCGCGGGGATGTGGCATAACTTCAAGTCTGACCCGAACTATATGCCCGATTACGCCTCGATGGATTCCGACCGCAAGCATATGTCGCCGCGGCGCGTGATGATACTCGCCGATCAGCTGTCCGTGTTGTTCGCGCTGGGATACGACTTGGACTCGCCAGAGGTGGAGCGGTTCCTCGCATGTAATGTGGGACGCCCGAACATCCCGAAGATTCACGAGATTATCCAGACGGCACTCAAGCCGCGAGGCGCGGAATCGGTCGAAGCGATTATGGACGACGCTGCAGGGAGCGAGGCGCATCACGGTCGGACAGTGCATCGCGCGACGCGGGTACACGACGCCGCGACGCATGAGGGCGTGTTCATCACCCATTCCGACCGCGCGAAGGAGGCGGGCGCAAAGGATACCCGCGCGACCTTTAAGAACCAGCCGATTGAGACCGTCGACGACTTGATTCGCGTGCTATCCAGCGACGACACGCCCCCATCGCAGCAACCCTACGGGTTCTCGCTCCCACTGCACTATCTGGATACCGACACGGGCAAGCTGCATGTCGGCACGAACCCCGACGGGACATCCGAACTGCACATGCCAGGGTTCGACTCGCACGCATCGGTCGACCTCACGCGCTCGAAGCACCTGCTCCACTTGGCGGGTCATCACGGCGCGCCTGCGGCGCATGCGCTACACCTTGAAGCGGTCGACCCGCGCTCGCCGCTGGGACGGGGCGTGCGTGCAATACTCGGTTCGGGCAACCCCGAAATCGTCGCACAGCGCCTGCACGACACGCACACAGAGACGGAACGCAGTCTCAACCGTCTCGACGGTCTGCTGGAGACTCTCGCACAGAACCACGATGCATCGACGGTGCATGCGATTTCGCGCGAGGCGCATCGCGCGGCTGCAGGGATGGGACTGCTGTCGATGTTCCATACGCCCGTCATCGATGTAGAATCGGGGCAGGAGATACTCCCAGAGGAGATTCAAGACGAGTACCGCGCCTACCATGAGGATGCGCGTCGCAAGCAGCACGCGGAACTCGGTCGACTGGCAGGTCATGCGCCTGAGCATGTGGCGCAGGTGCTGTCGCATCCCGCCGTGAATGTCGCGCCGTTGCATGCGAGCGCACGCGGCAGAATCCGAGACACGATAGAACGGCACTGGGAGACGGTCAATAATGTGTGGGAGCATCTCTCGCCCGAGCATCGCGAGGAGCTGCTCCACGCACTGCATCTGCTGAGCGCACACGGTCACCTGACCGATGCACCGTATGGTACAATCGCCGAGAGACGATGATCAAGTCGCGCGTGGTCTGGTGGGATTCGGTCATCCTGAGCGACCCGTCGCACGGAGGCAGGCTCCATCCCGAACCGCACATGGTGCGCGGGACGCACGGGATGTTCCAGCGGCGGTACTGGGTACTTCCAGAGTCTGCCATGCATGCCCGCGCGGAGTCAGGAACGCCGTCGGAACCCGCGCCTGCATCGTCGTCGCAGTCTCTGGCGCGAGCGCAGGAAATCGTCGGGAACGCCTTCACACGACTGCGCTCGGTGTTCCCGTCCCTCTCACGCTTGCTCCCGTTCCAGAAGATTGTCTACACGAACGAGCTGGATACGATGGCGGTCGACCCGTTCGGACACCTCTACATCTCGCCAGACTTCGTGACGCGCGAGATACCGCGAATCATGGCGGAACAGCACCAGAAGCGCACGGGACAGAAGATAAGCGAGTCTGACCTCGTGCGGGCGACCGTCGACATGGTGCAGGTGGTGCTGTTGCACGAGGCGCTGCACCTCGCGCTCACCCACTTCCCACGATTCGATGACTATAAGCGTCTCAATCGCGATATTATCGCCGAGCTGGAACGAGCAGGGGTGAGTCCGCACTCGGTATTCAACGATGTGGCGGATCTGGAAATCAACACGCTCATCGAGGGGCTGCTGAAGTCGATGCGCGAGGCGCGTGTCGTCTCGCCAGAGGCGAACTTCGATTGGGCAATACACAAGCTTGAGGATTGCGATCCCTACCTGCCGTGGGAGTCGAACTACCGCACGCATGCGCTGAACCAAATCGCAGAGGCAGAGTCGCAGAAGTCGCAACAGTCGCAGTCGTCGCAGAAGGCGAAGTCGCAGTCGGGCGGAAGTCGCTCGCAGTCGGGCGGAAGTCAGTCGCAGCAGTCGTCGCAGTCGCAGCAGTCGTCGCAGTCGCAGCAGTCGTCGCAGTCGCAGTCGGGCGGGGCAAAAGGCAAGCAAGCATCCCAGAGTCCGTTGGGGAGCGACATGCTGGACGAGAACCATGAGCTGGTGCGTCGCACGGTCGAGCGTCGCGCGGCAGAATCGGGCATGACGCCTGAGGAATACATGGAGCGTGAGCGGAACCGCACGGCACGCGAGTCGCACGCGGCGTCGGACGAGATGAGTCGGAAGGCTGCCAAGGGCAGCGCAGACGCGCAGCGTCTCATCAGCACGATTCGGGGCATGCGTCGCGTGAATTGGCAGCAGGTGCTGCGCGAGTTCATGAGCGCATCGATGGGATTCGCGCGTCGATGGCGTCCGAACATCGCCATCGGACGCAGGCACCCGTCACAGCTCGCCGTCGGGAATGTGCTGCTCCCGCGCGGGATACGACGCGACTCGATGCGTATACTGGTACTCGTCGATGCGTCGGGCTCCATAGACGACGCGATGCTCAGCAAGTTTCTGGGTCACATGCAAGACCTCGCCGAGAACTCTGGCGCGGATGAGGGCGTTCAGTTTACCTTCGTGCCGTTCACAAGCACCCTGCACGCTGAACACGCGATTGAGGTTAACGCTGAGGAACTGCGCAGCCGAATGAAGGACATCGCGAAACAGTTGCAGGTATCTGGCGGGACGGATGTGACGGGTAGTCTCATGCAAGCCGTCGATGAGCTAATCGTGCCGCGCCAGAGGGATGAAGAGGGCGGGTACAGCGGCGTGCTGGTGCTAACGGACGGGGAGACCAGCTGGGACGGCGACTGGGACGCACAGTTCCGACAGAAGACGCAGGGGATGCCCCTGCGAATCGGTATTACGGAGAATACCTACGGTCAGTATTGGCAGTCGCATCCGTCGCTTCCGAATCTGTCGTTTCCGCTTCCGATGGGGTAGCGTCCTGAGTAGCGTCTGGCGTGGCGTCGTCAGATTCTGACGGAATCGTAGCGTCAAGGCTCGGCATGCCCGCCATCGCTCGTATGCGTTCGAACTGCTCTGGGTCTGGGTCTTCCTGCATGCCGAGCATACCGAGCGTTTCGTTGGCGTGCGCTTCCGCCATCTCCAGTTCGCGGAGTCGCTCGATGTCCGCTTCGTACTGTGCGAGCGCGTCACGGTAATGTGCCGAGGGCTGCACGGGCGGCTGCGGGTAGCGTCGCCTGAACATCTCGACGCGTCGCGCGATTTCGTCACGCTCGCGCTCGATGCGCTCGTACAATTCCAGCATCTCCTCTTGCAGTCGTAGCGCGTTGGCGCGATCCGCTGCCAAGACGCGATTCAACATGCGCTCGGTGCCTGTGTCTTCATCGTGACGCTCGCGCACACGCGCATTCGTGGGCAAGCGATGTATCCGTCCGCATCGGGTACAGAGGTTCGCAACCGCTGGATACCCATCCGCGCTTTCGAGATGGACATCGACGCGATGCTCATCCGCACAATCGCAGATAGGCTCGTCACTCACAACACGCGCCGTCGACTGCTGGTTCCGTCGCGCCATACCGCAGAATTATACCAATTCACCCCGACTTGCGCTTCAGCTGGTGTTCTATCTCGTGTATAGCGTTGATAATCATCCCCCGACGCTGTTGCGGAAGTGCATCGCTCAACAAGGAACGGAGTTTGGAGAGCGCGTACTCTGACTTCCACTCCTTGATGACATTTAGCGTTCGCTCGAAATCATGGTCGGAGACGGTTCTCAACGCGAGAACCGACACCAGCCCGTCGATAACCTGCTCTGCAACGCGAGCGGGTATCTGACCTTGAACCGCCTGCTCAAATTTCGACCTCTCGTAGCTCAACGCGTAAAGAATGAAGGTTATCTCGCCTTCGAGCCTGCCCCACTTGCCTTGCAGCGCGAGTCCGAGCGTCTCCAACGCATCGAGTATCGACTCCCTTGCAGGCGTGATTCCTTTACCGAACAGGTTTTGCATCGTGACGATAAGGTAGCTTGCCAATTGGTCGATGGCGAAGCGAGCCGTCCATTCGTCGGACGCCTTATCGGCGACCTCGCGAATCAAGCGCGGCGCACGCGGATTTATAGAGGCCGCTATCGTATGGATGGCGGCGGTTCGTACATTCCCGTCGGAGGGTTCGGTCGCCAATCGCACGAGCAGCGACTCTATCTCTGGATACCCACGCAACAGGTAGCGTTGCAGGAACAACATCGGCTTCAAATCATACGACTTCGTTCCCTCATACTTTCGCACCAGCGAGCGGTAGACCGACTCCTGTACCGACGGGGTTTGCATAAGTTTCCGTGCCAGCTTCTGCTCCTTGCGCGATTCCGCCGTGGCGAGGTCGCCGCCTATGACGGCAGTGACCGCATCGTCATGCTCGCGCGAAGGGTTCATCCAGTACCGCTGGGTCACACCGTCCCGTCGCATCTTCCGTACCTGATACTTGACGCTCATCGCCGAATTGTACCGCTGACTATTAGTTGAGATTCAGCCGATGTTTTATCTCGGCTACAGCGTCGAAGACCATATCTCGACGCCCTTTCCTATCTAAAGCGTTCCACAGAGAACGGAGCTTGTCGAGCGCGTACTCTGACCCCCACTCCTTGACGACATTCAGCGTTTGCTCGAACATCTCATTAGTCAAGTCTCCTGACGAGAGAACCGACATCAGCCCGTCGATAACCTGCTTTTCAACGCGAGCGGGTATCTGCCCTTGAGTCGCTCGCTCGAAATCGAAACGCTTGTAGTCCAGCGCGGCAAGGATGGAGCTTATCTCGTCTTTGGGCTCGAACCACTCGCCTTGCAGCGCAAGACCGAGCGTCTCCAGCGCATCGAGTACCGCCTCTCTTGCAGGCGTGATTTTCTTTCTGATTAGGTGTTCCATCGTGACATGAAGTGAGGCTGCCAATTCGGCGATGGCGAAGCGAGCCGTCCATTCGTCGGACGCCTTATCGGCGACCTCGCGAATCAAGCGCGGCGCACGCGGATTTATAGAGGCCGCTATCGTATGGATGGCGGCGGTTCGTACATTCCCGTCGGAGGGTTCGGTCGCCAATCGCACAAGCAGCGACTCTGCGCCAGGATACCCACGCGACAAGTAGTCGCGCAGGAACAACATCGGCTGCGCATCGAACAACTTCGTTGTCTCATACCGTTGCACCA